ATGGGTACGGTCACTAAACGTCAATTAAAAGATGGCACTTTTCGCTACCGCGCTCAAGTTCGTGTTCAACGTGAAAATTATCCTACCTATGCAGCATCAAAAACATTCAGCAAAAAATCTTTAGCAGATGAATGGATAAAAAGAACTGAAGCTGAAATTGAATTAAACCCAGATAAAATGCTCAATCCTAAAGAAGAGTTGAAGCAGAAAACCTTAGCAGATTTAATTCTAAAATATTTAGAGGAAGCAGATAGTTTTGCGAGGACCAAGACTGGAGCACTTAACCATATTGCTAGTTTAGAGATTTCTGAGAAAAATATCTATTCATTAACACGGCAAGATTTTTCAGAACATGCAATTTCACGGCGTAAAGGAGATCCATTAAAAGGAATCGATGGAGTTGCACCAGCAACAGCCTTAAAAGATCTAAGCCATATTAAAGCTGTTTTAGTGCATGCGGAATATGTGTGGGGCGAACCACTTGAAAATGTCATTTCTGAATTTGATAAAGCTTTAATAGGACTTCGTAAATCAAGGATTGTCACTAAATCAAAGACTCGTGATCGTTTGCCTACAAGTGAAGAGCTTCAAGCTCTTACCACTCATTTTTATAGAAATTGGAAGCGAAAGCGAAGATCTGTACCAATGCATTTAATTATGTGGTTTGCAATTTATTCAGGACGTCGAGAAGATGAAATTTGTTCTTTAAGACTATCTGACTATGACCGACATAACACACAATGGCTAGTAAGAGATGCTAAGCATCCTGACGGATCTGAGGGAAACCATAAGTATGCACATTTAGAACCCAAGGCAATTGAGCTTGTTAATAAATTTTTAGATAAAGATACACGTACAAGAATGCTTGAGCTAGGCGGTAATGAGCTTTTATTAATTCCTATGAATTCTGCAACTGTATCCACTTACTTTACTCGAGCGTGCTCACATTTGGGTATTGAAGATTTACGTTTTCATGATATGCGTCATGAAGCTGCCACAAGATATGCTGAAGAAGGATTTTCTATTCCAAAGCTTCAAACTATTACATTGCATGAATCTTGGAATACTTTAAAGAGATATGTAAATTTTAAAAAACGTGGTGAGCATCGCTTAGATTATGCTGAAGCTATAAGCAATGCAGAGTCAGACTACAATAATCATTTTAAAGAATGGAATAAAAAACAGCGCAACATTGCTGAAATGGATACTTTCGAAGCGCATGACTTAAGCCAGAATAGTGAAATTGAAGTAAATTTTGAGTTCATTCATAATCAATTAATTGAGTTTATAGAGCATCATAAACAAAGCAAATATTTCATCCGAAAACACGTGAAGAAATTACAGACTCAGCATCCATTTTCTTGGAATAAAGAAAACCAGGAGTTCTTCATTTCTGAAATTCAAATTGCATGGGAAGATTGGTTTGCAGAATATGGGAAAGTCAATTGGGATGAATTACCAAATGAAGTATCACATTTCAGCTTTAAAAATAATCGTGTTATCAGACTGTTTAAAAATCGTGTCTTAGAATTCGATTTTGAATTAAATGCTTGGTTAGATGTTTCGAATAACTATTATTTTGATGAGCACTATCACATAGAAAAAAATTAATAATAAAATAAATTTGGAAGTTTTAATAAAAACTTCCAATCATTTTAAGAAAGATTATGAATCTAATTTTTTAAATGTATCAGCCATGCTCTTAAGCTTCTCAGGATCATTCATAAAAGTTAGATCAGAAATAATTATCGTTTTATCGTTTTTATATAAATTATTTAAATCTTTTACTATTTTGTCTAATGCAGGCAATAATACTGGAATATCTTTTTTAAGTTGAGCTTCTGCCTCATTAATATCTTTAAATCCTTGATGATAACAATCAAAAAATTTCTTTTTATCTTCAATTAAATCTCTGTCGCCATCTAAAATACTATAATCCCCATCAAAAATACTTCTGCTTGTTGATAAAATTTGTTTGGTAATATTATCTATTATTTCATCAGTCTTGCTTGAAAATTCAAAACTTCGATTAAGCAAATTTGCATTAGGAATTTTTACAACATTTGGCATTACTTTATACATAAGATAAGGAATACATATTTGTGTACTGAATTGATGTATTTTTCCACTATTAAGTAACACAGAAATAATCTCAGCATTAATTGATTTTTTCATTATTTTTACTGCATAATCCATTTCTTTTGTATTCATAAAAATGTTGATTTCATTAACCATTTTCAATAATTTTTCATATTCCTGAACACCTATTGAATTGAAAAAATCAAAACTATAACCATAAAAATCAACTAAACCTAATCTTATTCTTTGACTAGGATCTATATGCCCAATTCTAGCTTGAAGTGACTTTAAATCACTATCTGTGAGTAATTTTAATCCAAAATCCATCATTGCATTTCTGATTTGCTTATCATTATCCTCTAAATTCACAACCGTTCTAATATTAAAGAAACTATTTAATACTTTTGAATGATCTAGAACTCGATTCGTTAAATCTGTTGCGTTTACCCCTGAAACATCAATACTTTTAAGTAATTTATACAATTTTTCTAATGGAGGATTTATTTTTTCTATCCTAAAAGATTCGTATTCACTTAAAACTTCATTGGTATATTTTTCAACTTCTTTAGATTCTATTTCCTCTGATATTATTTCCTTGTAGTTATGAATCAAATCAATTGCTTTACCATTAAAATCGTTAGAAACGTAAAATATATATTTAAAATTATTTTCATTTGTTAAAATTGTGGAGTCTTTAACCGCATGCAACGCAAATTTAATTAATTCTTTTAATATTTGAGGTTTTGTGAGTCGTCCAGAATATTTTTTACATTGAATCACTCCCCTAACTTCATTATCATAATATAGAACACAATCACGACCTCTCTCTCCAACCCCGTGCATGAGTGCAATATCATTAATTTGAGAAATTTCAGAATATAATCCTTTGTTTAGCTCTTCCTTAACTAATGAATAGCAAAGTAACTCAAATTCTCTATCGCCAAGATTATTAAATGGTAATGCTAGATAATTTGAATCTATTATTGTTGGTCTATAACATGATTGTAGTTCTTCACTTGTTTGGTCAACAGAAACTTTTCTTAACATTTATTTCATTCATTTGTTTAGAATTTTATAATTTTAACATTATATTATTTTTATTTACAAATCAAAAAATATTCATAGTAAGATCTTAAATAAATATGCTTGAGAATTTTTTATGTGCTCAAACTATCAAATTCCCACCAGACAAGCCCTCTCAGTGCTTGATGTCAACGAAGATCAGCTAAACTTAGATTTGAAACCACACATTTATCCAGGTTATCACGCGCCTATAATCATGCGCGGTTTTGATTTAGATGTTGGTAAATTCGGTCTTTTACCAAGCTGGGCAAAAGACTTCAAATTCAGTTCACATACATATAATGCAAGAACTGAAACTGTCGCTGAAAAACCTAGTTTTCGACACGCTTGGAAGTACAGTAAATTTTGTCTTGTACCGGTTCAAGAATTTTATGAGCCGAAATACATCGACGGTAAGCCCCATTGGTACACAATCAAGCGTGAAGATGATCAGCCCTTCACTGTCGCAGCAATATATGATGATGCGGTGATTAAAGACTCAAAAGTCAGATCCTTTTCAATGCTTACGATCAATGCTGATCATCACCCTTTCATGAAGCAATTTCACGCGCCTACTGATGAGAAGCGTTCAATCATTGTCATTCCTGAGAAATACCGCAGAGATTGGCTTAACGCAGATCATGAACATGCTCATGAATATTTCTTTGAGCTTACAGACGAATATGTGACATTTTCACGTGACCATTCATCTGAATCACCAAAACAAAGTGATCTATTTTAAATCGGCTATGATTATCCACAGCTTTTAAATTTGAAATTTTAAAACATACAAACTAAAATCTTGAATATGTAACGTAATCAAGTGGTGTTTCTATGAATATTAAATTGGATGATAGCTCATCAAAAGCTAAGTTGTTAAAGCTAAATGAAGCAAGTCTAGCCCACTTGAAGAATTCTAAAGTTATTGATATCAGAGAACATTCTCTTAAACGTCAATGTATATCTGATATATCTAGAATTTCCTCGTTTCAAGCAATCACAAAGTATTCTATTCCACTTGTTCTCAATAAAATTGCTGCTGGTTTCCCATCTCCTGCAGAGGATTATATAGATAAAACTGTCGATATGAATGATCTTCTGATCTCGAACAGAGATGCAACTTTTATTGTTCAAGTCGAATCGTTATCAATGAAAGACGTAGGGATTGAAGTTAACGATTACTTAATTGTTGATAGAAGCATTCGCTCTCAACATTACGATATTGTTGTTGCATTCATTGATAATGAATTCACTGTCAAAAGAATGATGATTACACAGCAGATGTCACATCAAGAACTATTTGATATTTTTCATAATGATAATGAATTAAAAGATTTACCTGCAGTTTGGCTAAAACCTGAAAATATTGATTATCAACCTATCCTACCCCGCTCAGAACAAGAATTAGTAATCTGGGGTGTTGTCACCAAAGTTATTAAGAACTTCAAATGAAACATGAAGAAAAGATATTTGCACTTATTGATATCAATAATTGCTATGTCTCGTGCGAACGTTTCTTTAACCCAAAACTGAATAATGTCCCAGTGATTGTGCTTTCGAATAATGACGGCTGCGCAGTTGCTAGATCAAATGAAGCTAAAGCGATGGGCATCAAAATGGGTGTCCCTCTCTTTCAGATTAAAGATGTTGTTCAAAAAAATCATGTTCAAGTGCTTTCGAGCAATTACGCTATATATGCTGAAATGTCGCGCAGATTTCATTCAATTCTAGCCGGCTATGTTGCACCTCATGAGCAGGAAATCTATTCAATTGATGAATGTTTTCTAGATCTCACAAGCTTTAAACATAACTATGATTTGGTGGAATATTGCCAAGGTATGCGCGAACGTATTCAGGATTGGATCGGTTTGCCTGTTTCAATTGGTATAGGAAGATCAAAGACAGAAGCAAAAATCGCCAATCATATGGCAAAGAAAGGGAAAAGATTTAACGGAGTGTGCGATCTAGCGACCATGGACCCGAAACACAGAGATTATTTCTGGTCGCTTGTTGAAGTGGGTGAAGTTTGGGGTGTGGGTAGAAAGCAAAATAAGAAATTAAATGATATGGGGATTAAAACTGTATTGGATTTATCAAAAGCGAATCCACCAGTAATGGGAAAGATTTTTACTGTCTGCATGCAAAGAACTGTACTTGAGCTCCAAGGCATCTCATGTATGCCTATAGATGATCAGCCAAAGCCTAAACAACAGATTGTTGCAAGCAGGTCATTTGGCGTGAAAATCACAGAGCTGCAGGACTTGAAAGAAGCAATGTCGAAGTATGTGCAAGACGCTGTTGGGCGTTTGAGAAAAGAGAAGCTATTGTGTGGTGTGATCACAGCTTTTGTTCAATCAAACCCTTTTGACGCTTCTGTGCCGTATTACAGCAAAGCACAAACATATAAATTTGCAGAACCAACTGATTGTGTTCTTGATCTTGTTGAAGTCGCATATCTTTTACTTGAGAAGATATATAAGCCGGGTATCAAATATAAAAAGTGTGGTGTGTTCTATTCAGAGTTAATTCTGAAATCTAATCATATCCCCGACTTGCTTTCAGATCATCAAACTAGAATTACGAATGAGAACTTGATGCAGGCTTATGAAGAAATACAAACCAAGTTTGGCAAGGCAAAAATTTCAGTCGGTCCCTGTTATTTCAAAGATCGAAAATGGTCAATGAGTAGGGATATGTTGTCTAAGAATTACTTTACAAAGAATGGGATGATTAAAGTTAAATAAATTTTAGTTGGGATGGGTTGTTAGAAGTTGGTTAACCGTTTGTCGGCAGATTAAAAATAAAGCAGAATAATGTTTGACGACTAATTATAATTAGTCTAATATTAATTCATAGACAGATGAAACGGTCATCAGTCAAAAAGCAAAGGGCTTTAAAAATGAATACTATCAAAATCGCTAAACCATTCGCTAAATCTTTCAATACTCTTTTAAATGGTGAAGTTGTTTCTTACTCACCTCGTTCACTTAAAATTGCTATCGGTAAAGATGCTGTTAAAATTTCAAAAGAAAAAATGGATGAAATTGTCAATACAACTAACGCATATGGCGATAAATTTAGCTTGGTTGTTTCTACTTGGAAAGATGCACAATATTAATTAATTAGGGCGTTTAGCGCCCTTTTCTTATTGGATATATTAACGATGATTAACCAGATTGAATTACTTGAGAAGCTTGGAGTGGCTACTTTTGGAAATGCGTGGAAAGCGTCATTAGCTGATGCTTTACCAGTTGCACGACCAACAATAACGGATTGGACAACAGGGAAAAAGCCTATCCCTGTTGGTGTATGGGCTGATATTCAAAAAATTATTGAATCTCGTTTGATGGGGTTGCAAGGGGCATTAATTGAAATTAAGGAACAACGTCACTTGATTATTGTTCAAGAAATGAAGCGTAAAGGTAAAGCTTATATTCAAGACGAATTTGCTGATTATTTGTATTCATTGTCTGACGAAGAAATCATGAATATTCTAAAAGCTTATAAAAAAGAATATGTGAAACTATCCGCTGAATTTCCAAATGATATTTTTATGGATCTTCAGGTTATTAAAGATGCTTTAGATTTCAACATTTGCATACGTGATATAAATGGAAATTTAGATCTAAGTTTAGCTGAAGATTGTGCATTGTCTTATTTTAAAAATATGAATTTGGCAAAGGAATTCAATCTAGATGCTTTATTTATGATTGATCGTGTTAAGGAGTTTTCAAAAAATGAAATTAATACCTAAACCTCATCAAGTTGAAGCTTACAATGCGATACAAGAAGAATTAAAAGTAAATGATCGTGTGACTATAGGTATGGCTTGTGGCACAGGTAAGACAAAGCTGCAAACTATGCTTATAGATTTGGTTGATCAAGAAAATGGCACAATTGTTGTTTTTGCGCCAACTCTACTTTTAATTAATCAACTTTTGAAAGTATGGCTTGAAGAAACAGGTATAAATATCAATAATTTTGTTGTTGTTTGCTCAGATAAGAGAACAGGTATTATTGATGATATTGATATATCAGAAATTCAAGATACCACTGTAAAAGTAGCAAAATCAGAAATGGAATTAAACTCTTTTTATAAAAACTCTATGGGCATTACTGTTGCTCTATGTACTTATAATAGCTCTGAATTGTTGAAGAATTGGACTTTTGATCTTGGGATATTTGATGAAGCTCATAAAACTGTAGGTCAAGTTGATAGATTGTTTAGTTTTGCGCTGGATAACAAGAACATAAAAATCAATAAACGTGTTTTTATGACTGCGACAAAAAAGAATGCTAAACATAAAATGTTAGATGTATATTCAATGAATAGCACTACAGATTTTGGTCGAACTGCTTATGATCTATCTTTTAGAAAAGCTATAGAAATTAATCTTATTCTTGATTATAAAATTTTAATTACAATCATTACCAAACAAGATATAAAGCGTAGTAAAATTAATAAAAACACACTTAATGGTCTTGATTTTACACATCATGCAAATGCTATTGCGATTCAAAAAGCGATAAAAAAATATAATTTAAATAAAATTGTTACTTTTCATAATACCATTGAGAATGCTAAAAAATTCTCAGTTATCTTAAAAGATAATACCAACTTAAATGCTGTGACAATAAGTAGCGAACAAAGCAAAGACCTAAGGTCACACAATATGAGTATCTTTAAAAATAGTCAAAATGCTATTGCTACGAATGCTCGCTGTCTAACTGAAGGAATAGATGTTCCAGATGTTGATGCTGTTTTTTTTGCAAATGATAAAAGCTCAATTGTTGATATTGTTCAAGCTGCTGGAAGAACAATGCGTAAGTCGAAAGGTAAGCAAAAAGGCTATATTATTTTGCCAATTTATTTAGAAACTTTTGGAAACTCTAGCTTTACTGAAGTTGTGAAAGATGAGCAATTTGAACTGGTTTGGTCAACATTAAACGCTCTTTCTGAAATAGATGAAACACTAGTTGTTACTAATACCAATTTATTTAATGATCTAGGAAGAAAACACAAAAATATTAACCTCAGTGGAAAACTAGGGATTATCTCAAATGAACCTATTGATGAATCTCTTTTAATTGAAGCAATTGGTATTGAAGCAGCAAATAGCTTTGCAGAAAATTTTGAATTTAGGCTCAAACAATTCAAAGCCTTTTTTAATGAAACAAAAGGCGGATTTGTACCAGAAGATTTTCATGATCAAAGTTTTGCGTATTGGGCGAAATGGATGAGGAAAGTTTATTCACTAAAACAATTACCATTACATAAGATTAATAGTCTTTTAGAAGCTGGTTTTATATTTAATTATCATGATTATGTTTGGAATGAAACTTTTCTAAAATACAAAGAAGCAAGAAGTAAGGTAACTTCAGATTACGAGATTGATGACCAAAACTTAAAAATTTGGCTTGTTAATCAAAGGGTGAAACTTAAAGATCCAAATTCTAAAAATGACCAAGTATTTGCAGGTCGTTTAAAAAAATTAAAAAAAGCTGGATTTGATGCGCGATCTGTTGATGATAAATGGATGGATATTTACAATCGTGTAAAAAAGGCAGCTTTAGAAAGTAATGGTATTGAAAATATTAATAGCAAAGATCTTGCAAATTATGGGTGGGTTAATTCTCAAAGAAAGAAATTCAATAAGTTAAATAAATTTCATCAAGACTTATTGCTTGAAATTGGTTTTAGTAAAATTTTAGAAAAGCCAAGTAAAAGCGAATTAGCTTTAAAGCGATGGTTTGAAATATTTGATCGTGTTGAATTGAAAAGCCAAGAGTTTGGTGGGATTAATAATATTCCATCAAGCGAAAGCGCAGATTATGTTTGGCTCTCTTATCAAAGAAAAAATTGGAAAAAGTTAAATAACCAACAAAAAGAAAAATTGCTTTCTGTTGGTTTTGAGGTTGCAAAAGATTAATTTTTACAACAATCACCTAAAAGTTAATATTTTATTCTTCGCATCATTCAATGCACTACATTCATTGTATTTTGCAACAGTATCAATGATCCATAGTGTGATTTCTTTGCCCTGCCCTGACTCAAGTTTTAAGAGTTTAGGGCAAGGCACAACCAAATTAGCTGGAATTGTTGGGGATAAGTGAGTTGATGTTGTGCAAGCCGTCATCATCAATACAAACATTGTTATAAACAGGACGCCCAATGATCTTTTGCACTTCACGTGTAACCGTTTCGACTTTGACACGTTGTTCTGATTTAAGTTGCTCATAATCTGCGCTCACTTTGTTTATTTTGTTTTGTTTGTCGGCTAAGGCTTTCAGGTGTTCCTGTTCAATTGCTTGGATTTGTGTCGCATATTTCGCTTGAGCTTTATTAAGTTGACTCACTTTGCTATTCAACAATCCAAGACAAACAATCAATAAAAAAGCGAGAAGTCCGATTAAGATTTCTCGCCATTTTGATAGTGCTTTAAAAATCAATATCATTTGTAGATACTCCATTTTTTATACGCATTAGCCAACTTCACATCATATTTATTAATTGCATAATTTTTACCGTTGTAACCTTTAGCAAAACTTTTCCAATCTTTGTTTTTAAGGGCATTCACAAGATTATTTATCTTTATGTATCGACACATCGCATCAAGCTGTGAGGCTTCATCCTTATACATTGCATTAATAAAGGATTGTAATGTTGGATATTCAAGGGCTTTCCAGTGATAGCCCATAACCTGCCCCAAGCCCCATGAAGCTGACTCTAAAGCAGAAGTACGACTAAATTGTGCTGCCGCATTTAAACGACCATGCTGTGCTGAATATAATCCATAGCCACCTGCAGTTTTATTGCATAGATCTGGACGCTTGATCATCATTTGATCAGCTATAAAAGTATTACCACCATTATTTGCAATTAATCTTTCTCGCATCACATGACGTTCAAATAGAATTACAGGTGTACCATCCGAATTAAATCCTGAGCCTTTGCATTCGACTTCAATTACAGCTCGTAATGAGGCAATTTCAATACCCAAAGCAATTGCTTGATTCTTAATTTGAAGCTCAGTAAGTTTTTTATTCATTTAAATATTGCTCCAAATGCCTCTTTAACTTCCGAGATGATTTCATTAAAAGATTTGCCTTTTAGAAGCTGTACGGATTGATAAGCAATACCAATACAGAGCATTCCAAAAATGGCAAAAATCAACATGACAAATCCCTGCGCCATGTGCGTGTAATGCGTTAAGTCGTAATACTCAATAAATGCAGATCCACCGTATAAGCTGATAGCAACACTGAAAGTAAATTTCATAATGACGCCCATCGTGATTTTGATACGTCCTTGAGTGTCTATGTCTCCTGATAAAGTAAGTGCAAAAATTGCCCCAATTACCGCAGCCATAATTTTAAAAAGCCATGGTAAGCTTTTGATTGAAATCGGATCGTTCAATGTATTTCCCCTAATTTTTGGCAATAAAAAAGCACCCGATTGGGTGCCTGTATTTGGTTAATTTCATACTTCTATCTGTACCACAGTGCCCTCTGGTGCAGATCTTTTGATTTCATTATTCGAGATAAAAACCTTTGTGCCGACTGTGTAACGTGCATTACTCGTACACAGAACTAATCCACTGCCATCAATCACTAAAACCTTATATTTGGGATGATCTTCATGGGTGATGGTCCCAATAAATTCTGGTGATTTAGGCAGTAAATTTAGTAAACGTTTTAATGCATTACTCATCTCGATTCACCCTTTCCACCTTAATTGCTTGATTTGTAACTGCATGAGTGAATGAGACAGAAACAGCATCAACAATGCCCCACCAACTCCCATTAAAACCAATCAATTCACCTGGTGAACATTCACCAATTTCGGCACTATTTGGCATCGCAATACTATGTGTTTCAACCATACCTGCTTTTGCTAACTCAGCTTTACCAAATGCCCCCATGCTATCCACTGTAAACAATGGGTTATTCACTGTTTCAAGCAAAATATCTGCTGCGGTACCTGAACGTTTAACTTGACCAGTGTTACCATTTCGATCATTACTTAATGTGATACCGTTATAGTCTGGATAGAGCTCATAGTCAGTCGATAAATCCGTGACAATACTTTCGGGAATTAAGCGATCGTAATCATTTAAAATCACGTTATCCCAAAAAGTTTTTTTGTACTTCGGTTTGATTGTGAGCTTATTACCGGCTTTCTCACTGTAAACAAAACCGCCTGCACTCTCTGCCAACATTTTAATGACGGCGATCGGGGTTTGATTGGAATAGCTTAAGCTGTTGATTGGAACAATCCAGCCCAACGCATCAACCAGTTTCCAATTCAATTCGGCTTGATTATTCACTCGATCCAACTCAGCTTGGGCTAACTGCACCGAGGTTCTTTCATTCTCCTGTAAATAAGTTCTTGTGGGGGCGTATGGCGCATCAAGTAATGCGGATTGACTACGCCCGGATAGGGTATAGGTGATATATCCAAACTTTTGAGATCTACTGCGGTTTTCAAGTAGCATGTGATGCTCATGCCCATTCACCATAATTTTTAAAATCACAGGTTGTGCATTGATTGGCTCAAGTTTACTGATTTCACTATTTGGAACGGTCAAACTATACGACCAACACCATCGACTGCGATCGCTACTATAATTGCCATCCAGTACATTGATATTTTCACCATTATCTAACCGTGTTACAGATAATTCATTCACGATATACCACCAATTCTTATTGCTGATTTCAGGAATTTGCGGTTTCTGAGGATCAGGTAAACATTTATCAGGTTCAAAATTTAAATGAGCGTTTAAGCGATCAACTTCATCAGTGGTGCAACAGAAATTGAGCCTTATACTTTTCTTATTCCATCCCTCTGGTGTGATTTCTTCAGGTTTTGGCCAGGGCTGAATTGCATGTTTTCGATAATGAATTGATTTCGCTTTTTCCCATGGAATTGCGTCTGTTGTTATGAACTCCAAGCCTTGATCAGCAATGAATTGATAACGCTTTTCAAACACATGAGCGACTTCATATGAGTATCGAATAATCTTGTTTTTTCGGACCAATTCAACCCAATCGAAAATTGCATGGATCTTGAGTTTTTTGGAATCTTCAAAAACTAAATTTTGAGTAATGAAAGCTAATTTATTTTCTTGCCAAACAAAGCCTGAAACACCTCTCAAAGTCACAGCCTGTTCATATACAGCACGTACAGCCCTATGAAGATTCAAGCCTTTGTCAAAACGATTGAACGGCTGAATACTTCGGGTAGCACCAAATTCAAACTGAAACCCATTTTGATGTGCGCGTATATAAGGATCTGACCAGACTAAACCAATTGAATTGCTTAAGACCCTTGCCCGGCTCTGAAATGGATATAGGCTCTCACCAAATACGCCTCGATTAAAATTAATATCAAAACGTGCATTTGATTCAGATTTAAAATTGGTTTGGATGGTGCTTTCTAGACTGCAAAAGCGATCAATGACGACCGCGTTAATTGCAGCATTGAATGCAGTGTTTAGATTACTATCAATTGTTGAAGCATTACCCACCACACCTGTTATATAGCTTTCAAAGCGTGTCGATATAACTGAAGATAGCGCATTATAGTCATAGGTCTGAGCTTGCATTTTGGCAATGAAAGCTGTGTTTATAACGGCATCTAAAGATGCTGTTTCTGCATTCTCAGCCCCGAAATTTAATGCTGTAGATCCTGTCGCAAGATCTTTAAATTTCAGGTCTACATGGTGAATCTTTGGAGGTGTATAGTTAGACACATGCTCACCTCTTAAACATTCGGCTTAAACACAATCGAGTTCAACATCAAAGTGCTACCTTGAATTAATCCTGGATTATTCAATGTAATATCTGTGCCCACTTCAAAATCAGCAACCGCTTTCCCTGCGCCATTAAATAAACGTGCCCATATTGCTGTGCCATTTTTAACGACCACTGAAGCATCAGTTTGATGAAGCTCAATGCTGTCTGCGTTCATTTTCTTAAAACAAGGCTTCGGCAAAGTGAGGATAACCAAGCGAGTTGTATTATCCGCAGCAATATCTAAAGATTCAGGTTTTGCACTACTATAAAAAACAAAGGTAGCATTTGCGCTACCTTGATCAATGTAAGTTGCCAGTGCTTGCAATTGTGCAAGACTCGCTGCTATAGATGGGATAATCATCAGCTCACCTTATCCTGTACTGCAATGTTATATTCGCCTGCTGGATCTACAGCCAAGACATAACTTTTAGAATCACTCTGACCAAAGAGTAAATATGAACCGTCATTTTTAGAATGTGCTCGACTTAACAACTCACCCGTAATTCGATTATAAGCACGTACTGGGCATGAAATGGGAACATTTAATTTTGTGGTTACCCCCTTAATTAAACTGTTCGCCTTATGTGCCAATGCTTTGGGTGAATACTCACCATTTAGTATCTTAAAAGCTGGTCTAGACCCGACTTGGCTAAATTCACTTTCTCCAAATAGGATTTTCATGCTTTATTCTCCATCGTAGATAGTGAAAAATAACATTCCTAGAGTTCCACCAGTGTCTGAACGCATTCGGCAACCGATATATGCTTTGTTTGGTTCAGAGAAAATTGCGTAATTTGCTGTTGCAGTCGCATCATTCACACAAGCTTGTACCAATGGTAATGCATCCATAATGTAACCATCTGGATCAGCAAAATATATTGGAGAGAGTATATAGCCTTCAGTTGGATCTGATTTGATTGAGTTGGCAGCAGCACCAGAAATAACATTACCAAAACCACTAATCAAACGGCTGTAACGTGTGTTTATCAGCGCGCCTGAATATCCTGTCATTGCTGCTACTTCTGCCCTACCAGTATTTGAAAGAGGTGTACCAGTAATTATGTAATCATTGAATGTTACTGCATGATTAGCAGCACAAAGAAATGGTTTAGCTAATCCCTTATGTTGTATTACACCAAAGCAATAAGGAGATTCAAAAGTTTGTCCAATTGTTAAACCATTAATTAAATAAAAACTGTCTTTTGTTCCAATCAGTACCCAAGGTCGATTACCGTTTTGAGGTGTTTGATATTCTGAACTGTAAGCACTGTAAGCAATATCTGAAATGGCTGCATATCGCCATTTAAACCATCCATTACTATTTCCTTCCCCTGTCCAGTTTCGACTGGGTTTTGTTGGATCAAAGGGGGCTTGATTGCCAGTTAAATCATCAATGCCAGTACAAGAATCTAAAATCCCCACTTTGGCATATTTTGCATAATTGGTGTTATAAACTGGATCTAGACTATTATCCACTCTTAAAAAATAAGGATTCGCTGTTCTGTCTTTTGCACTGTAGACCGCTTTTTGTGTGCCTGAAAATGCCTTTGTCCATCCCAAAGATGCTAATTTGCAAGAGATGGTACCTGTAGCAATCGTATCGGGTGAATTAATGACAAATTCAATTGTGTTAGACGTCACACCTAAAACTTTATGTTCACCATTAAATATCTGTTGATCTGCATTGGAAATCTCAACGACTTGGAATTGCTGTAGGTTATGACTTGTTCCAAAAGTTGCCGTTGCTACTCCATCTTTTACCACCAGTGTTGAAACCAATTGAGAGCCCATGCCTGTGACCAGACAAGCATCGAGCACATCGATCATACACCCCCATGAGTTTGAGAGTTGAGGCGCATTTGTATTTCCAAAACTAAACCACTTAATATCTGTATTCGACATTTCTTTTACTCATAAAAAAACCGCCTTAGGCGGTTATCAATAATTAATAGGATTTATAGAATTCGGTCTATATCACCGCGTAGCATGATTTGAAATTGATCTGTAAGCTCAGTAGGTTCAGATTGTTTAACTGTGCGAATTACCCAAACTGGATGCATGGCTGCATGGGTATCAAAAAAGATTACATTGCCATTCGCCCAACCAGTTCCCCATCCCTCTTTTTTAATCTTGAAGTAAGGTACACCTGTAACCGGGTTAATCGGTGCAATGTCACTGTTGATGTTGCCTGTTCCGATTTGACCTGAATACTGACCAATAATTCTAAAGTTTGTATTATCGGTGAAAACAAGTGCCCAACGTTCTTGAATTGCGCCCTTATTGGTCATCACAATTGGATATAGCGCATCGTTATAGCGTGCTGAAATTGGTGCGCCTGTAGGCTCATCAACCCACACATTGCTCCACGTACCTTGTGAGAACATATTTGAATATCGTGCATACATATCACCCACAACCAATGCAGATCCCACAATTGTATTTTCAGCTTCATAATTGTGTGTCAAAGGTTTGGTAAACGTGACCTGTCCACTGATTTGAACATCACGAATTAACCCCATATCCTGATAACGATATTCAATGCTCAAAGGTGGAGTTAAAGCATTGATTGCGAAATCTCCATTAAGCGTGACTTCCCCATAATCGTAGTCCACAACATACATATCGAAAGGAACTTTCACGCCTTTACTGTCTTGAAGCTCACACCAGGAAATACGCTTATCATCTAAAATATAGGTTTTACCCGCAATATGATCAGGCATCACCATAGATTTGGCAGCGCTGACAATGCCAATATCACCCACACGGAAGATCGGTACACGACCATTCGGGGGCAAACGTGTTGCAGATAGACCTAAAATCGAAGCATCAAGCGGAATATAGGTATAAGCCACGGCGTTGTATTTCACTGAGTCAGGAACAACCCACACAGGTACATTGATATACTTCTTGTTCAGCTCTTCGTATTCTAAAAGTACGTTGTACCAGTCTTTTGCTTCAATTTGTGGTCTATTTGCTTCAGTAATTTCTGTCTTGGTATAAAAATCAATATCTACAAAACCAGTTTCATAATTCACTGAACCATGTGCTTTCGCTGTATCCACTTTGCCCAATTCATCAAACTGGATGGTTAAAGCGCCAAATTCAACCGTACTTAATACCACTGTCACTGACGAGGGGCGAATCGGAATAACTGGAATTCTAAAACTGATATGGTTTAACTCAATCGCATCAGTAGTCGTGGTCAATGACTGTAATGAAATAGCGTTACCGCTAGATGGCGTCCAAGAATCAATTTCAACTTCACCGGTACCATAATTCACAGATCCCGAACTGATACCAATATTTGTGGTGCTGTTTATGTTTCTAAACATCAAGCCATTTCGATCCACATAAACATCATTTCCAAGTTTAAAACGCACTGAATTGGTCAATACCTGTTCGCTAAACTGTGGCGTTAAATCTATTTTCAGCTTATCCGCTACAACTTGCTTTTCATTGGGGCTTAACTCTGGCGTATCACGATATTTAATGTTGATATTGGTCGGATAATATGATTTTAATACCATTTTTTCCGACTGAATGGATTCTGTTTGTGGAGAATAGTAGCCCATTATTTACTCCATGATTCAAAGACTTGATAGGTTTTTTGATATACCAATATTTCTAAAAATGGCTTAATCACTACAGCGCCAGTTATATAGTTGATGGTCCCGTGGGTATTGCCTAACTTATCGTTTAAGTTTCCCGTTGTATCATCCATTTTTGAATCTGTTAAAACCAACTCCCCCCAACGTTGATTTAGTTGGTCCTGTAATTCCATTTTTAACTCGATACTGCCTGCCTGAAGCGCATTGCCTGTACCCACATTAAAACTTAACTCTTGATCCGTTGAAGGCGTTGTAATTAAGTTTTGATTGAGAGGGTAACCACTGTTGTAATTAATGGTGAAAACTGTGCCTTTTTGCGGTAATTGATTTGGAATGAATCTGCCCACACCCGTCGCATAATTAATCTGACCTGTGGCATCACCTGTAAACTTGCCTTGTGCATTACTCGTCGCTACTTTTTCAACATCCTCAAGTTTCCATTTCACCATTACACTATTTGCCGCCACTGCCTCACCGAGTTGGAGCTCAAAACTTGGACCCTCAAGGTTTAAGTTTGAGCGTACAAAAGTTGAAATCGGTGTACACCACAACACCAGGATATTGCTCCCCACATCCGCAAGTTCACCTGTGGTCAAAAGCCAAGAACCTGTTTCATAATTGATTGAGCCAGATCCAATAGACGTTGCACCTGCCTTAAGCTGACCAGAGCCATCATCTTTAAGTTCATAAAACTTACCTTTCACCATGAAAGACACCGAAACACTACCCGGTGCAGGTGGAGGAACTAAAACACCAGTCCAGTTTGAGCCTTGATTGGCTTGTGTGACTTTAATCGATTGGCTCTGTGTATTTTGTGTTGGTGCGGAAGCAGGTTTAAAAGATACATTTAAATTCAATGATCCTGTACCTGCTGCACTGGTCCATTGAATTAAACCCTTTTGATAATCAATTGTGCCGACTTGTGTGCCTGAGGTCGTTTTAAGTAAGCCACCAATATCACTCACTTGAAGATTAAATAAGGTGAAACTCACACTAGAAGGCATGATGCTTGAGCCCAAATAAAGATTTTGAGCTTCAGCAACATAGGTTGCATAACTTGCTGTGACCACCCCATCATTACCTGGCACCAATGCTACTTTTTCACCTGCAGCATTTACATCGATGATTGCAGTTTCACTTTGAGCGCTTGGGATAATCTGAGTGAATACATCCTGAACATTGACTGTAAACTCACCCACTTGAATTTTTTCAGTGGCTTTAGTCGAAGAATAGTATTTACCTGTGTCCGCAACCAGTGTTTCACGGATAATCGTTGTTGACTTTTCACCAGCGTACCAACTTTTTGCAGACAAGCCCACAAAATCAGTTTCAAGCGGATCGCTAATACTATAAGTCGCAATCTTATATTCGATTTCCTTTAACTCGATGACAATTTTTGAAATACGAGTTTCAACTTTTAAGATACGAACATATTGCTCATGACTGTTTACTTTGCCCTCATTTGAAACCAATACAATCGCATCACCGACATTACTTTCAGTTTCAGTGGTAAACATACAGACTTGAATCTGTTTCATACCTTGCCAAAGCGTATCGAGTGGTGTACCTGCGATTTGTCCACCTTTAGCAAGATAGGATTCGACTCGGTTTTGTGCTGATTTACGCTCATCCGTATAGCTTCCTGTACTAAATAGCAAAGCCGACACTGCAGGATCCTTCGGTGTTTCAGAAATAAAAACTGTAGAGCCCATCAATAGATCAGTATCATTGGTCGATACTGCAGGAAAAACTTTGCGCATCGAGACGTCACCAAGGGTACGGTCCAATTCAGATACATCATTGAAGAGGTTATTACTTTGGCCATCAATAATAACTTGACCAGAGTATTTTCCGCCCCCATTGTCTGTATCGGTCAAACGTTCCGACTTATAAATTACAATGTCTTTGGTTTCAATCATCGTTTATCTCCAAAAATCGCATTGTGACGTTGTAATAATCATCTTCAGAAACCGTAGGAATTCCCTTTACTGGCTTGGCTTCAATTGCCCCTGCTTCATGATTAAACATAACTTTGAATTTTCGCTTGTCATGTGGGTAATCAAACTCAAGATAAAAATGCTCTTGAAGTGCTGACCAGTCCATAATTTTGCTGAGTTCACGGCGTTTCACCCATCCCATACTGGATTCAGAGGGTATTAAAGTGATTAGACGCCCCGCCTTTTTCTTACCCTCTTGAACAATAAGCGCACCATCAATGGCTCTATCTTGTTTCTGTTCAATCGGCTTCCAGTCAAATTCGTCAGACCACAAAAAACCGTTCTCTAAAAGAACGGTTTGATTGGTCGCTTTGCGTATTAATTTCATCAATTAACTACTCTTATTGATGGTTTCAAGTTGTCTCAAGAGATCATTAAACATCGTCTCTTGACTAGCATCTCCTGACAAACTCAGCGTTTTACCATTAAAATTAAGATTGTATTGGACGGTTTTTCCTGTACCAGAACCACTCTCCAAGGCTTTGGAAGTCTCATTACTTGAATCCGCATAAACTTTAGGTTTAATCGTATTCAAAGTTACTTGAGCTGATCCATCTCTAAACTGTTGCAAAGCTTGTTCGATATAACGAGAACCGTCATAACCAGTAAGACCTTTCTTCCTCAAATCTGCATAAAGCATATTAATGACATTGGTTAAGCCACCCGCACCCATATTTTTTTGCATTGCTGTCTGGTCTCTAGCCAATGCAGAACCAAAAATACCTTGAGCAATTTTTTCGGCTTGCGCATCGTCATAACCCATTTTTTTGAGCTCATCACGTACATTACTTTTTGTGTAATGTGTGCTTGTGGTAGCTTGAGATGTTTTATTGCGTTCAGAACGTTCTTTGCTTTCAGCTGTCGATTTAGCCTCTAATGCTTGATTCCATGCATCAATAGAATTTTGAGCTTCTTCTCTTGCTACGGCTCCCATTTCACGATAAGCACTTGTAACAGTGCTCGAAACAGTTGAGGCATGAGACTGAGCCGCTCGATCCATTTCCTCATACGATTGAACAGTTGCTTTTCCAGTATCTTCAATTTGAACAGACAATCCCAATGATGCAGCTTTGGCTTTTGTTGATGCGATAACTGCTTGATCACCCGAAGCAACCGCTGCCTGAATGGTACGTTCATAAGCCTGTCTCAAACTTTCAGCGGTAGCTTGACCACTGCTTTGAATAGTGTTGAAATCGGCTAAAGCTGATTGGGCGGCAAGTTTTAATTGCTCTTTAGTTTTAATGCCCAATCTTTCAAAGGCTTGCTCAACTGGATTCATATCATCAGGAAGTTTTTGCATCACCTGACGAATTGCTTGAACACCTAGTTCAACCTGTTTTGTAGATATAACACCTTGTGTCTCAAACTCTTTTAACTTTGACATTGCAAAGTCTATTTCAGCTTGTGACTTTGCTGTTTCAAGCCATTTAACCCATGCTTGATAAACTACTTCGGCAGACTGCTTTCCTTTTACGCCCATTAACTCAATACTAGCGGTAAAGCTATTTAGGTTTGCTTCTTTAGCTTTAAATCCCTCTGAGACCCTATTGAGAGCAATATCTAAATCTAGACCAAGAGCCTGAGCTCCCTTTCTGCCTGCTGCAAGTTTGGAATCTAAAGAAGAAACAGCATTTCCAGCTTGCTCCATAGCACTAACAATACCTTTACCAGTATTGTCAAATTCAACCTTTAAGCCCCTTGCAGCTAAAGTTGTTTGAATTGTTTTTTGAGTTGCAATATCTGAAGCTTTAGCTGTTCCGTCAATCGCTGTTAATTGAGCATTCACCCAATCTTGAGCAGCTTTGATTTTTTCAGAATTTATTTTCTGAGTTTCAACTTGATAAGCTTTTTCCTTAGCTTCAAGATCAGCAATACCTTTAAGAGCTAAATCAATAGAGGCTTGATTGCCTGTTTTTTTGGCTTCATAAAGTTGCTGTTCAAGGACTAGCCTTTGATCACTGATTGCTTTGTAATCAGCCAAGTGTTTAGCTTCTTGAGCACTTAACTGATCAAGTGTAAGTTGATTTTTAGCAATTGAATCTGCATTTTTTTGATCTTGAGTTTTATTTATTTCATCCCAAGCTTTTTTTCCTGCAGATTCGAATTTTAACGCTCCATCAGATGCCTTTGCATAATACTCGTTTGCCTTATTTGCCATTGCATCTGCATTGGCTGCAAACTCTTTGCTAACATCTCCCCAAGTTAAGGCTGACAAAACTTTATTTGAAGCTGACGCTATACTATAAAATGCACCCGTCAATAAATTAGCGGCAATCCCAATGCCTTTAAAACCATCATTTAAAAAGCCAAGCGCAACATTTAATACTTGTAATAGCTTTGTAAGACCATTGGTTTTATCTGACGCACTATCAACGCCACTGTTGAAATTGAATATTGCACCTAAAGCAGTATTGAGTAGATCAAATGTTATTTCAAATGCATCACCTACGGTACTTGCCAAAGATTTTAAAGTTTCATAAGCAGAAACTAATACAGACTTAAGTGTTTCAATTGTGGCTGTGTCAATCTTATTGATTTGCGAGCCAATCCACTCGAAACCTTGCCCCATATCATTGAGCAATACATCTAAATCTTGAATGTTGTTTGCAATGGTAACGAGCCACTGGGCAACAGTAGCAGAAGCACCATTAGATTGGTCCATCTTACCTATTAAGATTTCCCAACTGGTTGAAATACGTTGTAATGCATTACTAATCGTAGTTGGAAATTTATCGTAAGTGGCTTGAACTGAAGCTGATTGGGTTTGTAAAGCTTTAACAACTCGCTCGGATGATAATTCCCCCGCTTCTGCCATTTTACGAAGTTCGCCAGTGGTAACCCCTAAACCTCTTGCTAAAGCTTCAGCTAACCCGTAGCCACCCTCCATAATTGAGTTAAATTCTTCGCCACGAAGAACACCGCCTTGCATCGCTTGGATAAATTGGGTTACTGCTCCATCCGCAGCCTCAGCAGATCCACCACCAATCTTAATGGCTTGTGTAACAGTTTTAGTTAAATCCAAAGCCTGTTGCTGAGTAACCCCCATATCCTTGCCAACAGCGTTTAAGCGTGTAAACAAATCAGCAGTTGATGTTAAATTAGAATTGGTAGCTAATGCGACTTGATGAACACCCGACATAGCTTGAGTAAAATTACCGCCATCTTGAGTTGCAATCTTAATTCTAGCGGAAAGGTTTGTATAAGAATCTGCTGCTTGAGCTAGTTCACGAATACCTAATCCTACACCTACTGCTGCAAAAGCACTGGCAACGAGTGTTAGACCCGTTTTTAAACCATTTAAACCTGTACTTAACTTTGCGGAAGAATTATTGGTTTCATTCAGTTCTTTGGCTACTTGAGCACTCTCATTGGCAGTATTTCGAGCTTCATTTGATAAACTGTTAAATCCATTTTCAGTTGATTTGGATGCATTTTGAGCTTTATTTAATTCATCAATAATTTGCTGTATTTTTTGTTCTAATTCTGAGGACTCATTTGAAACTTTCTGTTCAGCTTCAGCGACATCTTTTAAGCCATCAGATGCTTTTTTTGCATCAGTTGAAACTTCATCAGAGATCATTTTGGCTGTGGCTTTATTTGTTTCTTCAGAAGTCTTTTTTAAACGTTCCGCTTCTTGTTTTATTGATTCCAGAACAGAATTTACTGAACTTTCAGATTGCTTTACCGCACTTACTAGACCTTTGTTATCACCATCTAGAATAAGTTTAAATGTTAAGTTTTGACCAGCCATTACTTTTCCTCAGGCAATAAAAAACCACCCGAAGGTGGCATATTTGATAAAGTCTTTTAAGTGAGCATACTTCCACAATGCTTACATTTAATTGCATCAATACGAATCAATTCTTTGCAAAAGTTACAATTCTTCTGTTCAACATTATTTTCTGTCATAGACATAACATGATCATTTTTTAATGAGCTATTTGGTTGACGACTATTGGGAATGTGTAAATGGATATTTTGACTGCCACATGAACTGCAAACCTTTCCCCCCGATCTTCTCCAAATTTCATAAATTAAACCTGGGAAAATACCAAAAAAAAGTAAGACAATCGTTATTAAAAAACTTCCTTTAGTTTTAGATTTGCCAATTCGACCACAAGTTGAACATTCTACTTTCTGACTCACAATCAACGCTCCCAAACAATTTTATAGACCACACCATTAACAATAATCACAGTATATTTTTCATTATCGACTGTGTATCTCAAATCTGTGGCAGCACGTGGACGATTATTAGCATCCCTCAAAACATAATGATATACAGATTGTGGGTTTCCGAGTTTACTTCTTACATCCCCTTCTGAACTTCCTATTTCGATAAAATCATAAGATGTTCTAATGGATCTAACCTCTGTTCCTGCAAACGCACCACTTGAAGCAAAAAGCAAAAAAGCTAAAAATATTTTTTTCATGATATTCCCCTCATTATTTTGACAGAATATCCATTGAACTAATGTTGTGCAATGTGAAATTTAAGCTTTCTTCATGTTGTCCACATACTTACTATATGCGTTTTTATCTGCATGATATGAAACTCGCATAGCATTACCCATAGTTAATAATGAGTTCCTTTCATTTCGTTGCGCGGCTTTTAAATATTCTACGAATGCCCCGAAACTGTAATTTAAAATATCTGAATGTCTATGCCCTTTACTGATCAAATACTGAAATGAATCAAACCATGTATGGTTTTTGGATGAAAGATTCTTGTTGTTAATTTCTTGAATAAAATATGCATAGTTCACATCAATAACGACTTTAAATAATTCAATAAGTTTATTTTTATTATTTAATATATCTGGTTTCAGTATAGTAACGTCAGAAGTTAAAGAACAAATCATTAAGATTTGAAATTTAAAATCCTCAAATACTTCAAATATATTCTCACTGCTAAAATCCAAATTGAGTTTTAAGCGTACAGGTTCAGCAAATTGAGCCCATTGGTCCAGCTCACTCACCAGAACTTGCCTCACTTCAATTTCTTCATATTTTGATGTGCCGTTTAAGGCGAGAAAGAAGTCATTCATTTTAAATTCCTAAATACAGGCACAAAAAAAGACGCTTTTGCGCCCTCTGTGCCTGTAGTTTAAATTATGCTGCTGGAATCGTGACAACATGACCATATAAGCCAAGTGTAGGATCTAAACCTTTTTCACTTTCTGATAATGCTTGTCCTGAAATTTCATATTGACCGAGTTCTTCATGAATCAATGGAAAAGTGGTTTCTGGTGATTTTTTAGTGCGCCACAAACGCACTGCCATATTTTTACCTGTAGCAGTATTAATTCCTTTAAAAAACAATTCATATTCTTTATTGAATTCGCTTGCAATTGTGGTATGGCTAACAACACCAGCTGTATAACTTGCTGTAACAGGATCTGCAATTGCTTCATTAAAAATTACAGTTCCAAACACGGCATCAAGCACATACTTATCGGCTGTAATTGCAGTTGATCCTGCTTTAAATGAAACCTGTGTGAGACTATAACCATCAAGTTTTATTTCTTGACCAGCTTTAACTGTTCCTAATACCTGATCAGTAACAACCTTGCTTGCAATTTCAGATTTCATACCTGACAAGATGTATTGCAAATTGGCTTGGTCTACTTCTTCAAGTTTACCTTTGAAATTAACACCTGTTTTTTTGGTCAATACAAAGTCTGTTGTACGTTGACCAGATGTACTTTCTTCATGCTCAAATTGATCAGTCGTAATTTCAAGCTCAAATTCAGGTACGTTCCCGATATGGCGCATTTCTGCCGCCACCCCATTTGCAATTTCGGATAAGTAAAACTTACCCTGTAAAGAAATATATTCCTTAGCCATCTGTTTTGACCTCTTTGCTTGGTTTTGTTTGAGCAGATGGCTTCACCTCTTCAATGATCTTATCTGCCTCTAATTGTTTTATTTGGGCTTCAGTAAGACCGCCCACAATATCGTCCTTACTAAAACGCCCGACTTTTTGCCGGGCGATGTATTGTTTTGTCATGATGACCTCTAAATAAATTTCTGTGATTCAAATATGACTGTGATGTATGTGCATGTTGGACTATAACCCTCTTTAACATCAATAAGTGTTAAAGGTCGAGTTGATGAACGAGGTTGCCAACCAGATAAGAGTTTAATCACTTCCTCAGTGAGTTCACCTGCTTCATCATTTACAGCATTGCCATTGTTCATTTGAGATTGAGCATTTCGACACGCAACTGAAACAGCCCATTGTTGCCCAAGCTGATTAACCTTACCCGCACCTGCATCAGCCTTTTTTACAATTCTGGCAAAGTTCACATGAGCTGACGGCGTTATCTGCATCATTTCTGTGATTTTTGCTGAATTATGAGGGGTATATATTTCCTTAAAACTTGGAATTTCTTTTAGCTTATTTGCAATTTCATCACGAACTGCGAAGAATGAGCTCATTAATAAAATCTCCTACAATATTCAAAAGTGATTCTTCATTCTCAGGATTTATTCCTAGCTGAGTACGTGGCGGTAAAACAACCTGTTTAACTCTGCGATATTGCCCACCTACATTAAAAGTTATGTATGCGCCATTTTTAGGAAGGATAAGTGCACCAAAATGAAGAGGCGCTGCATATTCAACGTTTGTACCAACCTCAACACCATTCGGCAAAACATTATAGGTATAGGAATTCATCAAAATGCCTTTATCCCTTAATGTTTGACCTCCTTGCATTTTAGCTCGCCATGACTGCACCCAAGGGTTTCCATCAACACCGACACCTTCTGTAAACCTTAATTGAACTTGGTCCAGTAGCTCAGATCCAAGTTCATTAAAAAGCTTTGATTCTTCACGCTCGTAAGCCCCTAATGATTTAAAGATCGCTTCAAGTGGTGAACTCTCAGCAGTGATTGTTATTGCAATAGCCATTTAACCTCACTTGATGCTTGGCATCCTGTTGAGAATATCGTCTCCAAAAACACCACCTCGATAAGTTGTACCGATTGGCATAGTTGCAGGTGAGTTCTTCGGCTTCTCTTCAGTGACTTCATTATCTTGGTTTAGGATATTGAGCACAGCTTTACCATCAGCAATCCGCTTCAAAAAATCAATTTCAGCTTTATAGCGATTCTCTACTTCATCAGTAGGTTGCTGAAAGTAAAGGCGGTATCTTGCGATATTGCATGCTATTCGCTGTAGAGTGCTTGGAATGCTAGGAAGCGGTAAGCTGTACTTTACCGCCACATAACTATCAATTTCCTCTGAAGCGTCCTGTAACGCTTCTGCAATCGCCCCCTCAGGTAACATTGATTTCAGAGTTTCAACTTCATTACCAAATCGCTTAATCAAATCCTCTTCAGTCGCATACATATCGCCACCTATTTGGATTCAGTTGTAACCTTTTCGGATTGAGCCTGAGGCTGCTCCTTATCCTTTGCAGATTTTGGTTTTGAAGCATTTAAAGCATCCTGCAACTTAACTATCTCTGCTTTCAGATCTGCCACTTGAGCCTCAGCTTTATCTTTTGCATCAATAAGCAAAAGCTCATTAGTTTTCAGATCTGCCACTTGAGCAGCAAGTTCAGCCAATTGTTGAACAGAGCCATCCTGTTTGGTTTTTTCTGGTGCTTTCTCTTCTTCAATAGCACCAGAAACTAAAAGGGCTTGAATTTGTTTATCTTCAAGCCCTTTGATTTCGTCACCAGGTCGAAAATGACCAATGGATTGTTTTGCGATGTACTTTGGCATGTAATTCCCCTTAAACAATAAAGCCTGTACCACCACATACACCATTTTTATTCGATGGCACTGCAAGTGGGGCTGATTCAGTCATCAAGAAGATACCGCTTGGATCTTCGCTATACCATTGACGATCAAAATATTTGGCAACCGCACCATTAGCCAACATATTTTTGATTTTACATTGTGCAATTGATCCTTGGGTATCAGAGATAGCACCAAAGTAATCATCTGGAATAAAGCGCTTTACACTATTTTTTAAGCGATAAGTAGCGTCATAAACCCACAATTCTTTTTCATCTAAGTAGCCTTTGAATGAAGCGCCTTCTTGAACGTTTAAGCTCGGTTTATAAGGCACTGCAATACCAGCATAAGGCTTAACAAATCGTTCTTTGAACTCTTCATTAGTCGATAACGCTGCCCAAACTTTGCCTGACATAATATAGAGTTTAGAAGGACCGCCATTTGCTTCAAGCAAAAGTTTTTCAATTGATTCAATATCTGTTACAGGTTTAGCACCTGCCTGATTCCAAGGAGTTAATGGAGTGAAATTTAGCGATGCATCACGTTCATAATCAACCATGTTATATTCATAATCATCAGATTGAAGTAGATACTTCCCTTTAAGCAATAACTCTGTTGCCATCAACAATACTGAATTATCAATAGCGTCATGATTTCGCTTCATTACAGCAATCTGAGCAATGACCATCTTTTCCTGATCAGATAATTGTTGACTACCTGTTGAAATAATTCCTGCCGAACGCAAACGCTCAATTAGTGCTTCATCAAAAGCTGTAGCAGGTGTGACCATGTTTTTAGGTTTGTAATATGCAGGTTGAACGAATTCTACTTTAGCTGCGCGTTTAGTATCGAATGGTTTACCAGGTTGATGAGGTGAGACCAGTGGTGCTAAATCATGGACAGTGCTAATTTCTGCCAACGGCACTTCATCTCGATCAAATGAAGGGCGATTTGGGAATAATTTATCCATAAGCCAAGTATCCATTGGCTTGTAGTTACTGTGAATTAATGCAAGCTCACCAACATCAAGCAATTCAAGTGGTGCGCCATTAACTGTAAAAGATTGAGGCATTTTAAAAAATCCTTATACTTTTGAAAATTCAATATTGTTTAAAGTTGCTTTGGCACGAGCTGAGTCGTATTTAGAAACCTCTAAATATTCCCCTGCAATTCGCACAGCTTCGATGCTAAATACCCCACCAAAGTAAATCGGGATTTCAATCCCATCTGCTGCCATTTGGGTTGCTTGTTGCGTGGTAACATCTTGACCACATACAACATTCCAAGTTTTTTCATCTGTGGCATGCGTCACGACATTGGAATCAGATAAAACCAATAGATCCCCTGCTTTATATGCTGTTGCCGCAGTCACTTTGGCATTTGCACGGCGTAGTTTTTCAACATCTAAATTGAAAGGTCGTGTCTCGCGATTCACACTTCCTAAGTAGGTTTTATTGCTCATTTATTAAGCCCCTTTTTTCTGGTCAGCGAATGCTTGAGCACCAGATGTAAACTTGTGAGGTTGATCTGAATTAGATGCACCACCCTGCCCACCATTCGCTTGGTGATTGAATAAATGAGCAAATTGATTTGGAATATTATTTCCTTTTGGTTGATCAGTAGGTGGTTGTGTACCTACTGAAAATTGCTTTAATTGCTGAGCTAAGAAGTTAAAAGATACGTCATCCATATCTGTGTAGGACTTCTTCTCTTCAGCGCTAAATTGCTTGTTTAGAGATGTTTCCAAAGCTGCAATATCATCAGCACGTTTGTCAGCTTTGAACTTTTTAAGTTCATTTTGTGCCGCGTCGCGCTCTTCTTCAGCTTTCTTTTGAGCGGCTTTCGCCTGTTCGAGTTCAGTCACGTTAGTGTCCTCTATTGGATTTGAGTTAGTTTTGCTAGAAAAGGCTTGGATGGATGTTTGTGTGTCCGCTCCTACACCGCAAATTGTGATTTCATGCACACGCACATTTCTAAAAACATGCAATGGTCCAGTAAATTCCTGTCCATTTACTGTGATTGTTTTTCCTGCTGAAATTTCTTCAATACTTTCAGGATCTGCCCACCAAGACATTTGAAATGGATACTCTTCATCAGCATCACTCACAATTTCTTGCGCACGTGGATTAGATAGAAAATGACCTTTAGCTCTAAACTTATTGGTTGTTTCAAATTCAGTAGCAACCCCAACACGTAGACCGCCAAAATGCTCTTCTACCAATCCTATTTTTGTTTTTAACTGTATGTTTTGAAGATCGATTACTACTCCGCTTCTCCCCCAAAAATAATGATTATCTATGCGTCCACCGCTATACACTTCCGCATCAAAAGTACGGCGCTTACTTGTTCCATCTTCTGCTAAAACTATGGGTACATTTACAGCGGTAAATTGATGTTTTAACTGATCTTTGTTTTCCTCTGGCATTTTTCATGCTCCATTAAAAAACCGCCCTAATGGACGGTTAATAAATCTTAAAAAGTTATAGACTTGAGATAAGTAAAAGTAGCTTTTTCTCAGCTAACTTACTGTGTTCATAAACACACGAATCATTGCATTTAAGAGCATTAGATAAAGTTTCGATTAACCTCATCTTTTCTTCAAATGAATATGTTTTATCAATTGAAGTCTTTCCATCCCAGCACCATATAATTTCTTCAGGTATGAGATTGTTATCAGTAAACTCTAATTCGATTGAATCAATAACCAATCCTTTAAGCTCCATATTCGTTTTGTATTGCAATATAGAGCCATCTCTTAAATGTAATTTCATTTAATTCACCAATGCTTTAAGTTTATAAATAATTACCCCGCTCGCTGCTTCAATTGAAACAACTTCAAACGATAGACCTAATCCTAATAATGTGCCCTGACCAGCATTCAATTTAGCTAGATCAATACCCAAGCCTTTTGCATTCTCAATTTGAATCATGATGTTAGATTCACCTGCAATTAGCATAGGAGAGTCTAAAGTGATGACTTTACCCACTTCCATCGATGCAACTTGAGTCAAATTCGAAGATCCCGAAATAACTTCGCTCGTATTTGCTGAAATTGCTTGAATCTTAGACATATCCTCCTTGATCCATCGTTTAAGCACATCCTCAGCAAGATTGATTGAGGGCTGATTAAGATAGCTTGTAAGCCTGTCATCATTTCCCTGCACGTAATCAATAAAAGTTTTGATTGCACTTGGTCTTATTTCAGGATCTAAGGGAATGACTGTATCTGAAATCACTTTGAATAAATCACGGCTTGAGTCTGTCATCGGTGCAAATAGATCAGTTAATCTTGACGATGCATTCCATTCAGCTTGAACTACTTTCTTTTGCTCTAAGAGATAATCTTTATCTAAAATCGTTTCGCTGATTTTAGTGTCTACTAATTTCGACATATCCCCATAAGTCATAGGACTTGTAGACCATCCCATTTCTTGAGCAACTTCGGGCAGATCCTCATCCGATGTAATACCGTATTTCTTCGCCTGAGCTTCTGTAAGCGCAATTACAGTACATCGGCACATAAAACCCCACGGCGGGTAATACCACAGCCAAAATGGGTCATCTATGTGGCGTATGATTTTGTTTAATGCCAAATGCTCAGGTCTAACCCGACTATCATCAATAGCCGAGTACATTAAATACGGCATTTTAGTTTTGTTCCGCTGTTGTTGCTCCCAACGTCCATGACTGTAAGCTGTCTGTATATTGGTTCTAAAAACATTACTTAAATATGATTCACTTAGAATAATGTCATTATCAGCAACGTACTTTTTAAAATCCTCAAAAGTCGTACCTTCGGCAATGGCTTTATTAACCCCCTTAATCACTGTTTGAATTTGCTCAATACTCGATAAAAACCCGACCGTTGTTGCCAATTGTCGGGTCTTTAAATCCATTGAATAAAATTCATCAGGCAATACGATCTTTCGGGATTCAGCGAATTTTAATGCTTCAAGAAAAGTAACAGGTTTCATGGTACCTCTCTCACTTGGCAGTTACACAACCTAAAACACCAGCCGTAAACAAAGCCTGTTCTAAATTCGCTGTAAATTCTGATTGTGTTGCATCTGGTATTAACTGCATTAAATTAAAAGCCAACTCTTCAGGCGATTTACTACTTTGAATCAGCTCATTTACTTGTTTCTGATCGAGCAATTTAATCACCTCTTGAGAAGCTGTAAGCTCTTCAACTTCCAATTGATCAGCTGAAAGATTTTGCTTACCTGCTTTAAATTTGAAAGGTAGATTTGGTAATGCTTTGAATTGAGGAGATGATAGTGGTTGAGATTCGACAATATCCCCATCTTGCAAACCATACTCACGTTGAAAATATTGAGGAGTAAAATTTGCTCCAGCATTTTTTAAGTTCGTATCACGTTCAGCTTGATCTTTATTTAAAGCCTTAGGTTTTTCACCTAACATGATTTTATGCTGTTCCCATCCATTCAAATTACACAATGCATTCATTGCCGCTTGTAATGTTGGGGTTACCAAACGAATATCAGATTTTAATTTATCAGCTCTGACATTCTCATGAACCTGCCCTAATGCATAACTCCCTTTTCCATCTGTTCCACTGGTCAACGTTTGCCCTAAAATCACTTTTTGCATTTGTTGAGCTAGTGTCTTGTTAAACATCTCAAATGCAGATCCAGCAGTACCGCTTGCGCCTGAAGTTCCTAAAACTTGAACATCATCTTCAGAATCAATTGATAAAACACTTTGAGCATGAGCATTAAGTAATGCTTGGTTCATATCTTCTGTTTCAGTGTCTTTACATTTACCTAAAAGGATCGGTGTTCCAAATCGTTCAAGAAATTTAGCCCAAAACTTAAATCCATTTTGTTTAAAGAAAAACAACCAATACAGCGTTGATAAAAGCGCCTTTCCAAATGGCTGCTCATAAGTTGCTTTACGGCGTGTGAGGAAGAATTTAAATACCTGATCGACTTCCTTTTCATTACCACCACCATCTTGGCGATATATCAATCTTCCATCATTTTTTGGCTCGAACCATTGCATTGGTTTTTCACCCACCCACTTGAATCCTATATAGCCATCAGCTTTTAACTCATAAACTGCCTCTTGAACTGAATATCCAAAGAACAATGCATTTAATGCACCTGAAGCAATTTCAAAATACCATTCGTCAAATTCTGCCTTTAGCTTGATAGCTTCTGGAGTATCACTAGGTTCAATTCTGAAAGGCGTTGCAAGCAAAGCATCTATTCGAGTTTCAATGGCTTGAGCTATCTCATCATCATCAAGCAATACACTCAATCTGTGACGTGTAATACCTGCCTTTCGCAAGATCTCATCATTATCTGGTCTTCTTCCAAAATGAGTAAAAAAATTTGAAATCGCTTCTTGAGTGTAAAGACTTCCATGGGACAAAGCCTTCTTAGAATCTTTGCCCTTTTTAGACTTTGCCATAATTTTACCTTTAATAAGTTCGACTTCCTGCACCTGCAGGTTTTTTACCAATCCTTGCCTCGTTAAGCTCTGTAAATCCATCACTACAGCCATCTACTTGGTCATCGTGCGTGCCATTAGGAAAATTCCTTAATTCTTCTATTAAGGCTTTGTTCCAATCACCCTTTAACATCTTCACGTTGCCAATATTGACTTGAGCGGCAAAAGGTTGTGCACGAGTAATTTTATCCCCTGAAACCGTTTCAGCTTTTACATTGAATCCACTTAGCATTGTGATAAAGTTTTTTGCTTGAGACTTACCTGCTTGACCAGGATCTTGTGGCAAACGAATTGCCACTGACTTTCCATCCATTTGAGCAGTCTGCTTAATTGTGTTCTCAACCCCATCTGGACCCCACCGACCACGAACCATATCAATAATATATATGACGTTTTCCCTAGTCTTTAACATGCGTGGACCTGCTGTCCAATCTCCCTCATTTTCTGAGGCAGCCAAATCCCAAGCACGAACTTCTTTTATATATTCTGCAGGAACAGCATCCACAATCTCAATTCGGTCAGGTTTAAAAAAGCCACCTGCAGGTGGTGATGGTAATTGCCGATACTGCCCCGAAAATACATAAGGTGCTGCATCTTCCATAACTCTTAAACGTTCAATCGAATGCTTAGCAGGCCACAATGCGGAACCATCATCTTGTATCGCAGGTAAACACAAGTGTTCCCACTCTTCACCATTTCCACCATCAAGTAACCAGCCTGCAAGATCAGATTCATGCAAACGCTGCATAATTACGATAATCGGCGTATCAGGTGAGTTGGTTCGTGATTCAAGCGTGTTTTGAAACCACTCAATAACGTTACTTCGAATAGTATCTGAACTAGCCTCACTAGCTTTGTGCGGATCATCAATAATGATTGCACCACCAAACTCCTTTCTGATTTTACCTGCACCAAAGCCCGTGATCGTTCCGCCTGTCCCCTGAGCATAGCAGACACCCCCAGCAACAGTACGCCAATCATCTTTAGCTTTAGAATCATCACGCAGTTTAAAATCAGGAAAGATCTTTTTATATGCTGTTTCCTGAACCAAGTTACGAGTCTGAAAAGCATTATTGGCTGCTAAAGTTGCTGAATAACTGATATGGATAAACTCACAATCTGGCACTTTACCAAAGCACCAAGCCATGAAGTTTATAACGGCTAATTCGGTCTTAGAGTAACGCGGTGGAATATTTATAATCAGCCGTTTTGTTTCACCACGAAATACCTTCATCAAAGCATCACAGATAACTCGATGATGCCAGTTGTGCATCCACTTGTATTTCCGTCGCTCTTTGAACATATAGCGTGAAAAAAAATATAAGTCCTCTTGTGCTTCAACTTGAATTGCCAATTCTCTCGCATCAGTATTCATCTAGAATCTCCTTGCGAGCCTCCTTAAACGCTTCAACTGAAACATTTTGATTCTCGGTTTTTATTGCTCCGCCATTTGCGCCTGTATGTTCTTGACGTGTGACACGACCATCAGTCTCCTGAAATGCTTGTTTAAGCAAGTTTTGTTTTAATCTCTTGTTTTTACCTGACTCGTTGTACATCTTTTGAAGTTCATTAAGACGAAATGCTTTATTTGCGATCGCTATATCTTCAATATTTTCTCGAAAATCTTTCCGCGTACGCTCAAACAAATCTTTTAATTTTTTGCTTAGATTACGTCCAGCCACTTTGGTTGGATCGTAAACTGCTACCTGTTGCCGGGTTATCTCAATATTAAAATCTTGCTTTACAGCTTCGACTACTTGTAAAGGGGTTTCAAAGCAAGCAAGAGACTGAACTATAAAGATTTTCACAGGCTCTTTAAGTGCTGCCATAAACTCACCTTCGTATAGCTACGTATAGCAAAATAGCCAAAAAAAAGAGCCTCAAGGCTCAGTTAATTAAACACGTTCCGCAGCATTTTGTTATTTCCAAGTCTGAAACAAACGGCGGGTTTTGTGCGACTGCAACCATGCGCTTAACGTCCTCACTTGCTCCCCAACGTTTGACCACTCCTATAAATTCCTCAACGTCATGACCTGCTAAATAATGCTTAGGTAAGCCTGTATGATCGCTGTAAAGGATTTCCTCATCTTCATCACGTTCTACACCAATGTGATATAGCTCATGCTCAATCAAAGCACAGAATTCACGATCGTTCGCACGTTCACAAAAGCTTGCATCGATTGTAATTAGATAAACAGGAACAAACCCAAACCAATCACGCATTTGTTGCTCTTGCCGAGCTTTACGCCATCCGCCTTGGTTAAACATCACCTTTTCACATTGACCTAATACCATTCGTTTTTTAGCAACGGCGGCAGACGAAGCCCATGCGAATGCTAAGAATGTTTCGTCATCATGAAGTAATTCAGCTATGTGGTCATGATCAGGATTATGAAGTTCACCACCAAGGGTTAAGAAGTTTTTCTCTACCCATTCTTTTAGATCCGCTGCAGGTGCCAAGCGAATCGCTACCTCTTCTTCAGCTTGGTCTATCAAGTCTGTCGGTGGAAATGGTCTAATCTGGTCCATTGCAACAATCCATTTAAATACGGAAAAATGAGTATAGGTGAGGTGGAATATACATGAATTTAATAGCTTCCTTAATGAGTCTTGCATTGGGTTTTAGGCTATATACATCACAATCCAAATCTTGGACCTCCATCATTATCAACAATTCATCTAAAGCCGATTGTTCAAATTCCTCATAACACTCATCAATCACAACATGTGGTACACCGCTGGAATCATTCTTAAAATCATCTTGATTAAATCCAAAACCATGAACCAAAACTACTTCTGCCTGTTTGCACAGTTTCTTATATATTCTTTGTTTCATCTTCTAAACTCTCTAACTTCGACTTGATCCAGCGAATCACATGACCTGATAGAATTGAATCAGGATGAAACCGCTCAATCTTATAGCCCATATCTTCAGCCAGATCATATTTGTTAAATGAATTTGCTATCTTCTTACCACCACGCCCCATTGCCCAAGGGCTACCAACAATCTCTATGAGTAAATTGAGTTTGACAATATAGAAATCAAATCGCCAATTTCTAGTTGATTCAAACTGAAATTTACGGCGATAGCCGATTAGGTTTTCTTCTAATTCTTGAAACAAAGTCTCTTCAGCTTCTAAATATTTTTGGGTTGCTTTGGGTAGAGGTTTTGCTCTTGGTTTTGTTTTAAGTGGCTTATTTTTGGTAAGACTGTTGTATTTGTTGATTTCCATAAAGAATTCTCTAAATAACCAAAACAACATAACTTCGAACATATTTTAAGAAATATCTCTATACATTGCTAAGTTTTTACATGATTCAAGAATTTCCAACTCAGAATCTAATAATGGGTGTGGAGCTAATTGAGATAATGGATTTTTAATTTCTATTTCTAAATAAAAATCTTCTATATCTAATTTAGGTTTTATCTCCAAATATTTGTTTAATATATTTGTAATTTTTTTACATTCATTATCAAATTTATCAATGATTTGGTTAAATTTAATTTTATTATCTAATGAATTTCTAATGAAAGTTAGTTTTAAAGTTAGATTATCTCTCTCTGATTTAAACTTCTTCATTTTTAATTTCATATCTTCAAAATCTTCAAAATTATAATTTTGAAGGTCAAAAAATACTTTATTTAGCTCATATATACTTTCAATTATTGATTTTGCTTCTTGAGCTATTACTTCTTTACCTTTCTGAATGTGCCAAACTTTGTAAACGAAAAAAGCAATACCAATTGAAACAGTTGGGGTTACTAATGGAACAAATCTAGAAATCAAATCCCAATTATAATTGCAAAAATCCATAAATTTTCCAATACTAAAAATTCAAAAATTTTAATATATTACACTGAAATTTATATAAAAACCCCCTCAAAATATAGAATTTAGTAGGGTTCTTTATGCCCTTTCCTTACGGCTTTCTCACGTGGGGCATAACGCTACTCCCTACTTTGATTGCCACCTAATAGGCAAGGTACTAATCAATTTTCGGTTTCGATAAAAATTTATGATGTGGGGCTTCACTCCCAATTCTGCTTATCACTTTCCTACATATCCTATTCATGCTCGATGAACTGCATGGGTTGTACTCGCTTTCGTGGAGTCCAAACGTTGCTAATCAAAACTAATCAGCTTTGGACATTCACTGCTTCATGTTATTTTCCTCCAGGCATCAAAAAACCCCTTGTGGGGTTTTGAAATTTAATTTTCTAGCAGTCAACTTCAGTTAAAAGAGCATATAATTTTGCATACGCATCAATTGCAGCAATTAACTCTTTCTTTTTAATATCATATGGAACAATTGGCGTTTGGTTTTTTTTAACTTTTTCAATGATTTCCTTGGTTAGTTCAATATAAAAAAACATTGGTTTAGGGAATTCATCACCATCATTAAAATATCTATCATAAAATAGTCCATAAAAATTACTTATTTGAACTTTAAGTAATTTTTGCAATTGTTCTTTTATTTCAGATTTAAGGTCAAAAAAACAATCTGCTTCTTTTATTTCATTAAGCAAAATTAAGAAATAATTCACTCTACTATCAACTAAATCACTACTTCCAAAACCTCCAGAATGGTATAAACTTTTTAAAAGTAACATACGATATGTCGATAATTTAATTGATTTTAATTGATCAATAGTAACTTGCAGCTCATTTTTTGCTTCTTTTAATTTTATAATATTACCTCCAATAGATAATTCTTGGATTTGATGAATATAAATTATTACCAACGCTGTCATTGTTAAAGCTATTACAAGAACAACGAACTCAGGACCGCCTATCATTTTTTTAGATAGCAAATCATAGCTAAGAATATTTGCTACTATTAAAAATGCAATTCCCACAATCAAACGAAAAAATTTCACAGTCTAAAACTAGCATTTCGAATTATGAGATAATAATAACAAATTGCAGGAAACTTTTGATAAAAAAGACGCCTAAGCGCCCTTTAAATCTTTAACTTTCTGCCTTGCTAAACCTTCTGCTGACTTCAAAGCATCTTCAAACTTTTCTGTACTTGAAAACCAAAACCTTAAATATTGATCTTCTAAAACAATTGACTGCCTAAAGTAATAAGGTCCTTTGTCACTGTTAGGGTCAACTTTGAACTTATAGCCGTCATTCTCAATGATTTGCCCTTGAAGTTCACCACCGATACAAATATTCATGTGCTTTCCTATTTATCGGTGGGAGTGTAGCACCCTAATAGCGAATCTAGTTAGTCTCTTAATAATCCATTTTTTTCTAAACCATCTATAATTTGCTGAGTTTGGTTGTTAAATTCTGGGTAACTCAACATAAGTTTTGCTAAATTTTCTCTTTTGATTTCTGATGGGTTATCATAAAAATATTTTAATTCTTTCTTATACATTTCTTCTCTTTCATGCAAAGCCTTTTCTTTTTTATTTTTTATAGCTTGTTCGGCAATATTCATACCATTTTGAAATCCATTCATTGATGACTCATATGCATTAGGACTAATGATATTGTAATTTGTTGGTTGAATAGAATGAGCTGTGTTTATGTTTATAAAAAATAAAGGAATAATGTATAAGTAGTTAAAGATTTTCATAAAAATAATTCATCTTAGTTCTTGCACTTACTATATGGTCCAATCTCTCCAGTTTCAATGTTTTCTGAGAACTGAATCTTTTGACCTAATTCATTAAAATCTTCTTTGCATACCCAATTTTCACTTTTTGAGCAACCACTCAGAAAGATCATTAAAATAAATAGTATTTTATTCATATTATAAAACTCAAAAAAACCCCGCATTGCGAGGTTATAGACGGCGGTGTTATACAAATCGCCAAGTTATCACAAATATGCCATAACCTGTATTTACAGTCAAGCGGGCTCAACATCCTCTAATTTCTTTGTTTTCATAAATTTTTCAATTGTAAAATGAGGATAGCGTGATTTTATAAATGCCAAACCGCATTTAATATCTTGTTGAATTTGAGAGATATAGGTATCGTTGCTTTTAGCTATATCACGTATAGACTCACCCATTACATAATGCCACCAAATAGAACCGATCCATTCTTGTACGATTTCATCATCTATTGATTGTAGATCTATCAATAACTTTTGAATTGCACGTGCTTCATTACTATTAAGTTCACAGCACACACCTTTTCGCTGAACATTCAAGCGATCAATAAAGCCCTCATCTTTCATATACATTGCTAAAAGTATTTCTTTTTTCTTCTGTGTAATACGTTTTGTTGGCATTGTTTTTACAATACGGACCATTGTTTCATTGTCACCATTTATCCAAGCCCCTAATTGGCGACACCATTCCTCAAAGCTGTATTTTTTCCAATCTGTTGCCTGCATAATTGTAATTGCTGCATTCATATAATCACCCTATTAACCGTCTAATTTCTTCAATCGCTTTACCGCTTTTTACCTGCTCAGTGCTATATCTAAACACTGAATAACCCAACTCTGTAGCTGAGTTATACTTTTCCATATCTGCTATGTAGCCTTTACCTCTTGTATGCCTGCCATTGCTCCAAATACCTCCCTCTACTTCAATTAAAATTTTGGTACTAGTAATATGAAAATCAGCTCTCCATTTTCGATTTTCATTAAACTGATACTCTTGTTCATATCCGATTCCATAAGCCTTGAAATGCTGAATTAATATTGCTTCGCCTTCACTTACAACACGTTCTTTTTTAGACAAATTACGGCGTTTAGGTTTCCTTTTCTTTGTCGCATAATTCTTCAAATAATCAGCAATAGAGATGCTAGACACTTAAATAGCCACCCCTACGCTTTCTACGTCTGCAATGGCTTTTTTTAAAGTCTTGTGCTGACCTCTAACTGACTCAAGACCTCCATTTGCACATCTATCCGCTAGACTCTCAAGGTGCGCCTTAGCTGCAGGCAATCCGCCCCACATTCCAACAGTTTCAAAACTACCGACCAAGTTTTCTAAATCTGCAATAGATACATATTCACCATGGGAGGGATAAGATCTTTTAATTTCAAGATTGCTTAAATCGACACAAGCAAAACACCAGTTAAGAGGCACATCATTAATTAATTCAGATGATTTAACCCAACCATGTTTTTTCACAAACTCAACCGCTTTCATACCGACTCCCCTTGCATCCGTTGATCACCCCAATTGCACTCAACCAGTGTCAAACCATCGTGTTGAAAACGCGACCACAATCGATCACCCAAATCTCTCTGCAGGTGCTCGAGTGTAAAATTTGAAATCAACATGGTTGGTTTTTTTAAGTCATATCGCTCAGTCAAAACCTTGTGCACTAGCTCTGTACGTTTATCGCGGTCATGCAAACCATACTCATCAACAATCAGCAACTCATACTGCGCGAGATCATAAATTACAGAATCTTCAGATTGATCTTTGGTATCGCGGTCCCAAGCCTTCATGATTCGGTTTGCAATTTCCTCACTGGTGATGTAACGAGCCTTCAAGCCGTTTTTTAAGAGGGTTTTAGCAACACCACATGCAAGGTGTGTTTTACCGGTACCTGTTGATCCAACCATGATCAAATTACCGCGTAAGTTATTAATAATTTGCTGGGTGTAATCAACACAGGTTTGTAAGGTATGGGCCTGTCTTTTTGTTTTAGTTAAATAATTCGATAGAGTTGATTTAGCATGTCGTTCAGGAATCATTGCCCCTTCGATGTGTTTTTTACACACAGCTTTATTCACTTCATCTTGTCGATTTGCATTATTAGAATTCACCAGAGCTATCGCACATTTCGGGCAAATCAATTCAGGTCCTACTTGAACTTTTGCCACTCCATGCTCAAGACATGCAATTTCAGACTTCGGGAATTTTTTTGAAATCATTGTCATTGTGTTCATACGAAGCCCTCAGGAATATCAACAGTTCCGTAAAATGGTTCATCTGATTGTGGGTGATTGGCCCACGCATCGTTCACATTGCGATTGTTGTTCGCAGATGGGTTGTTTGACTGGAATTGCTGCTTCGGTTGAAAAACTCCCTGGTAATTCCCAATGATTGAGTTTTCTAGGGATTGGTTAGCCAGTGGGCCGAATGATTCAAGTTTTTTCAGAATGAGTTTTACGGCGTTTTCAGTGAGTGGTTTTTTATTTCCAGTTCGCATATCAACAAACTGGTTCCACAAGTTACGATCTATCGAGTTTGGTAATTCAATGGATTTAGCATCGAAAATATTTTGCTTAGGTTGTTTTGGTTTCTCAGAACCAGTCGAACTTTTTTTATTTATTTTTTTATTACTTTGAGAGTTGTTTTTGATAGTGATACTTTGTGTGTTAAAAATTTTTACTAGCAGTAGTAAAATATTTTTACTAGCATAGTTAAATTTTTTTACTAGCAGTGGTAAAGAATTTTTACTAGGTTTGGTTGTATTTTTAGCTAGTAAAATATTTTTACTAGGGAATTTCAGCGTAAAACCGACGCTAGTTTCATCACCTAATTTGAATGAATTTCCATGAATTGTGCTAGGTTGTTCCACGACCAAGCCTGCCTGTATAAGTTCATTAAGGCACTTCACTACGGTTGGTCTACTTTTACCTGTTATCTCTTCAAATTGACTTAAAGAAATAGAGTCGGTTTCTTTGTTCCATCCGCGTGTTTTACGACAAATCACAAGATACAACTTGCATGAAGCATCTGATATTTTACCAAGCACATCGTCAACAAAAGCGTTTGGAACTTGAAATGAGTTAGGTACAAATTTACTCATACTTTCCCCCACTCAATTTCACCAATCCACGCTTTTCCAACTGACGAATTATTCGAGGTTCGACAAATTCGTTGTTGATCTTGTAACGTGTTCTTGATTTTTCTTTGACCTGAATTAAATGCACACCCTCTTGCATCAAGCGGCGCACAACAATAGCTTGCCCCCCCCATTTGCGTTGTATGCTCGATGAGGTAGTAAGCTTCCTGAGCTGCGATTGCTTCATTCATTCTTGAAAGAGGCATTGCTGCAAGCTCAATAGCTGTATAAATCCTTACCGGCTCAAGCAAAGGGATTACTGTCTCAATGGGAGCTTTTGAAACAGAAATATCCTGTTTTCTTTTTGCTGAATATCTCATTGAGCACCACCTTTAGGTTTTACATACCCACCAAATGAAATGACCTGTTCAGCTTTGATCAAACTCGTAATAACCTGGTGTGCTAACCAAATCGTAATCTTGAATCGATAAGCCATCTTTTGGGCCAATTCTTCCTTAGTTACAGCAGCATTCTCTTCGTTGTAACCACGCATTCTTAGATTGCCTTTTTTGATGTCATGAATGTGATTCAACAAAAGCAACGTTGGTTCATAAAAAGATTGGATTTCTTGAGTCTGTTTATGCTCAGGTTTTGTTTGAAAATGACTATTCATGAAACCTCCGCTAAAGCTTGTTCAGCTTCTGTTAAACGGCGTTTGGCTTGGATTTCTGCTGTTGTTGCGGGGCGAATCTCATTTACATCGACCATCTCACCATCTTCGGCATATGGTTCCCCTATGTAACAACAACCAAAAACTGACTCGCTATAGATTGCAAAACAATAGAGCGTGTCATCATCCCCTGATTTTTTTACAATGAAGTCACCCATTTCATAATTTGAGTCAAAGTTGTCTATTTGATTCTGCTGTGCTAAATTCGTTTTCATATTCAATCCTTGCAAGTGTTTGAATTACAAAAAGCCTGATCCACGAAATCAGGCTTTTTCTATTTCTGCACCTGATGTAAATTTTTTCATTTGCTTTAGTGCCGCTTGGTCTACAGCAGTCGCCAATTCAATTAAATTCTGTGTGAGTTGGTGTATCTCTTCATATTCTTGAGGTGTTACAACACCATCTTCATAAGCGTCATAAACAACTTTGTTTGCTTTTCCAGATTTGATGTTGTGTTGCATCATTGCTTCAAAGATTGAAAGCTCATGATGTTTACTTCGATCACACTCAACAGGCAGCAATGCATAACCAAGCTCATGCGCCCAAATTTTTAACAATGCTGGGTTTTGCGTGTAATACAGAATTGCTTCTAATTTTTTGATGCTTGGTAAGTGATTCGGCATATTAATATTTGCGTAATTGCAAACTGTGTTATGCGAATCCCCTATTACTTGGGCAATGTCTTTAGGAGTAAAACCAGGTGTTTTACTTATCATTTGCCAAATAGCGTTTTGAGCTTCTCGGCTTAAATTGATTTCCATATGTGAATCCTTTTAATCATTCACGTTTACTTAAATTTGATAATCAGTGAATATAAATTTATGAGTTTGACATTTTTAGCTTTTGCTCTTCACTAAGGAATAAATGTGGAAATTTTAGTTTTTCAGCAGGTGGGATTCCTCTTACCGTCCAGTTCTGCACTCTTCCAACTTGATAATTTAGTTTCAGTGCAAGAGCCGTTGCGCCACCGTGAGATTTGATAATATTTCTATCTTCATGAATGTTTGTCATACAAACCCTATAAAACAAAATGTTTCATAAATAATAAAACAATTCGTTTTATATAGTCAATCACTATGTTTCACACAATTTGTTTTAATTTTGAGAAACTATACTTTCTAAAATTATGGTTTTTATTATGGAAGCTAAAGTAATCCACCCAACTATGCAGCGAATTTATGAAGCTACTGGTTTAAACGGTAGTGATTTAGCTGCTTCAATTAATGAATTTCCACAGACAATCTATAATTGGGACAAGCGTGGTATTTCAAAAAAAGGCGCTTTTGCAATTTCACAAAAACATAGAATTGATCTTGGATGGATTCTTACTGGCGAGGGTAACTCTGGTATTGAAAGCATCACAACAAAATCACTTTCAAACAAGGATGTTGGTGGTTGGGTGCCCGTAAAGTCATATAGTAAAATGGGTTATGACGGTTTTTATACTGAAATGGGTTTTTTAGGGAATGGTGGCGATGGTTATGTGCCATCATTAACAGCTGGACCTAATGCTTATGCTGTTCAAGGCAGTGGCGATTCAATGTATCCAGCCATTCGGAGTGGTTGGTATATAGTTTGTGATCCTGATGCACCGCCGACTATTACTGAATTTGTTGAGGTGCGTCTTAAAGATGGACGCAGAACAATAAAGGAATTTTTAGGCGTTGTAGGAAGTTTACTCCATTTACTATCTGTAAATGGTGAAAAGCGAATGACTTTTGATATGGATGATGTAGAAGCTATCATTGCTGTAACTGATATTGTACCACCAAGTAGACATGTGCAAGATTATCCAACTTTACAAGTTAAGGATTATAAATACGACTGATTGAAACAATAAATTGAAAGCCACCTATAAAGGTGGCTTTTTTTTAACCTAAAATAAATCATTTTGTTTTCTTTTTCTATTGACTCAACAACTCATTTTGTTTTATCTTAATAAAACAAATTGTTTTAGTTCTAAAATAAAAAAGCACATCGGGGTTCAGAGATCGATGTGCTTTTACAGAAACTGCGAGATCAATTATGAACACAAAACCAAATTCAATCAATCCCATTGTTACACATCGTACACAGCCTATAGGTTTTCTTAAAGTCGCTGCAATAAGTGGTTTAGTCACTGTTGGTGCTGTTGGTCTTACATATGATCAAAAGGTCACTGAATACAAGCCGCCTATCACTGCTCCTAATGTAACACCATCAACTTATAGCGTTAGTGCTCTAAAACTTACCTCTGAAACTTCAGGGAAAGCAGTTATCAAACTTGATAGCTTCCTAGTTTTAGTCAGCTTTGACTTTGAATCTCATCCAGATAGTTACGGCGTACCAGGTTCTGAATTCACAGCAGTAGATATTACCAATTTGGCTGTTGAACAAATTAAAGATGTGAACGGTAACGATTGGAATGATTTCACCGATTACAACGATCACAGAAATATCAATCAGATGATTGTTGGTTATATCGAACGTAATCGATTGGTGGAGGCAATTCAATGAAAACTTCTACTCAAAATTTCTCAGAATTTCAAGGCAATGAAAACGGTTTATTCCGTATGCGTCTTGGTCAATCAATCTATGTGCAAAAAGGATCTGATGTTTACTGGGTGAATAGATCAGGTGTTTTGATTTTAGTTTCAGAAGAAACCCACGCAACGAAACCTTGGATTCGTGAAAATTTCGAACGTGAACGCAAATTCCAAAAGCGTAAAGCTAAAGCAGAATTGTTTAACCAACCTTGCTTTAAGCGCACACCGTATTCCGCTAATCAACGTATTGCTTACAACAATACGAAATATAATTAAGGGGTTACATCATGGCTCTAAATATTATTTTCCCAGACCAACCTTTAACAGTTTCTTCGATTATTTTTTACTTATATACAGATCCTGGTTTAGGTAAGAGCTCTATAGCTCATACGGCTGATAAACCTGTTGTGTTTGATTTCGATAAAGGTCAGCACCGTGTAAATGCCAAATTACGCAGAGGTGCGATTGTTCCTGTTCCTCAGTGGTCTGATGTCTCTTTTATGGATGAAAAGGATTTAGCCCCTTTTAATACAATTATTTGTGACACTGTTGGTGCAATGCTCGACTGCATAAAAACTCATTTAAGTAATAACAAGGAGAACTTGCAACGAGACGGAAATCTGACTCTAAAAGCTCAAGGTTTGGCTAATAATTTATTTATGCAAACCGTAAATAAATGGATCTCCTTTGGTAAAGATGTTGTGTTTATTGCACATGCTACAGAAGAAGAATCAGGCAAGGAAAAACTGAAGGTTTTCCGACCTGATTTAGGTGGTAAAAACAGAAACATGCTTTACCGCATGGCTGACATGATGGGTTATATGCATGCCACAACAGATGCAGAAGGTAAAATGGATCGAATTATTTACTTCAATCCAAGCCCTACACATCATGCAAAAAATTCAGGTTATCTTGGGGTTAAAACTCAAAAACCAAATGGAATGACTGAGAACTCAGGGCAAGTATTTGTTCCAGATCTTGAATTTAATGGATTATTCCTAGCTTCATTAATTAAAGAAGCGAAAGACTATATCAACTCAATGACACCTGAACAGCAAGCAGAAGTAAAAGCAATTGGTGAGTTGGAGAATTTCCAACAGTGTTGCACAGAAGCTAATCATTCAGGTGACTTAAATCAATTAACCGAGTCGATAGATTCAGATCATAAATACAAAACTCAAATGTGGCATGCAGTTCAAATTCGTGGTCGTGAACTCAAATGCACTTTTGATAAAGAAAATACAAAGCGTTGGTATAACCCACCTGATTTTAAAGGGATTAGTGATCAGCAAAGAGATGATTTGCAAGCTTTCATTGATGAAAGAGGTCTTGATGTTAAAACAGTTTGTGAATATCTAGGAATTGACGCACTTACGCAAATTGAGGCAAACAAACTTGATGCTGTTAAAGCTGAAATAGATGAATTGGCTAAAAAAGGTGTTACGGCATGATTGCATTGATTTTAGACACTGAAACCAACAGCTTAAACGGTTATCCAATTGAAATTGCTCATGTACCCTGCTCATTTGAGCAGGGAGTTTTGGTAATTCATCAAAAATCAGCTTTTGATGAATATTTTTCTTGCCCTGAGCCTATCGAACTTGGTTCATTAGCAACTCATCATATTCTTGAGTCTGATATAGCGGACAAGCCGAGTTATGAGGTTTTCCGCTTACCTGAAAATACTGTTTATTTGATTGGCCACAATATTGATTACGACATTCAAGCAATCAAATTGTGTGATTCTTCAATCAATGTAAAAGGCATTTGCACATTAGCTTTGGCGCGTATGGTTTGGGATGAATTAGAAACTCATAACCTTACAGCTTTGTATTACCACGTGATGAGCGGAAATTTAGAAACTGCTCGTAAGCATTTGAGAAATGCACATAACGCTCGCTGGGATATTTATTTCACTGGCGTGATTCTACAAGTAATTGTCGAAAAGCTTGCAATTAAAGATATGAATTCACTTTATCAAATGTCTGAAATTGCCCGAATTCCCAAGCGCATTAACTTTGGTAAACATAGAGGTGAGCTAATTGATGAGCTTCCTGATTCATATATTGCTTGGCTTCTCAAACAACCCGATTTAGATCCATACCTAACTAAAGCTTTAAAAGGACAAAAATAATGCATACTTTTAATGGTGTTGAGGCAATTTCTGCTTTGCAATCTGGCAAAACTGTTTTATGTCGTCATATCGGTGGATTGCTAGATTTTGATGAGCTAAATCAATTCCCTGCTACTGTATTTTTTACAAATGATCATGAGTTCTGTATCAAACGTGAAACTTTAACCTTAGCAGATATTAAATTTACAAAGCCTGTTCAACCGCATGATTTAGAGTCTGGGCAAGAAATTTTTATTGTGATGCCAACTTGTATCTTGCGTACAAAATACGATCCTGAGCATGGTGATATATGTTTGAGTGTAGCAAATGGATTTGCTCAGTTGGACGAAGAAAATGCGAAATTACAGCTGCAGGCATTTGGTAAAGCTTTTGGCTATATTATTACGGAAATTGAAGTTAAAGTCGGTTTCAGTGAAAAGCCCAAAAAAGCAAAAAATACTAAGAAATCTGTTGAGCAAGAATCTTCTCAAGTAGTTGAGAAAAAGCCAGTTATATCAATAGAATCAGAATTACAGCTCTACTTAGATGGCTTGCGTGCCTGCACTACTTTGGCTGAGATTGAAACTACTTTATTTAATGTTGATAAAGTGGGTTTTTCAGCAGAACAAATGCTTGAAATTACGATGACTAAGGAGAGAAAAATAGCTGAGTTTAATCAACCAAAAGCTATTGAGTCTCAGGAAAATAAAACCATTTCTGAAGATCCAATTGCTTCAGAAGATAACTCATCTGCATTACATCCATATCAGTCTGTACTTGATGAATTGATGGAACGTTTAAAAATCGTCAAAACTCCAACAGAAGCTAATGCTCTTTATAAATATACAGTTCACTGGACTGAGGAAGAGCGTAAGCCAGTAATTGACGCCATCCATAAACGTTTAGCTGAATTCAACCCACCTGAAAAATCACAATCATCTTTGATGGTTCGTATTCAAGAATCAAAGACATTGATTGATCTTGCAAAGCTTGAAGAGGAAATAATCCAGTGCGACCCGGCTATACATGAGCGTTTATTCAGTTATGCAAATCAAAGACGTACTGAATTGACTCTTAACAATGAATATCCATGGGAAGAGCAAAAATGAAAAAAAGAATAAAAGCTCATCCATTAATGAGTGAAGCCTTTTTAATTTGGCTCACAAAAATTGGGTATAGAGGTGTTTCAGGAGTTGAAGGAATTTCGTTTTATTGCTCTGTAGCTAATAACTATTTCCCAAGAAATGTAATGATTTTTTCAAACGGTCGCATGAATAAACCTGCCATCAAACTGTTTGAAGAATTTAAAAAATATGACCCTTTTAATGAGGTGGCGTGATGGATATTAAAGGTTTTGATATTGAAGGCTCTGTTGATGAAATTGCAGAACAGTTATTCAAGAAAATGATTGGACCTATCTTTGATCACTTAGCCAAAACAGATCCAGAGTTGGCTGTTGAATTTGGTTATTGCATTGCTGGTAATGGAATCGCTTGTTACATGAACAGTCTTGATGATGTTGCTCAGGCAGAAAAGTTAATTATCGAATCTACACAAACTATGGCTGCTGATATTAAGCGACATAGAAATAAAGTTTGCTAAACAGATTAAATAATTCGAGCAAAAATCTGCGCAATATCATCAAAAAAGTAGGATTTTGCGCAGAAAATTGCACATAGGTGATGAGATGGAAAATAAAGAACATGAAGCTTTTGAGAGTGTTTTTACAGCTGGAAACGGGTGGGATTTAACTTGTATAAATGGATGTTATCAAAATATAGGAACATTTAAGGCATTTGCAGGTTGGCAAGCTGCCAAGGAGCATGCCACCACTGAAGGGTTTGTTTTGGATGCCCCTGCTCGTGTTGGCGGTGGTATTTTTCGCGAGGGCGTAAAGTGGAAAACAGTTATTGAATCTGCTCAACGACTTTATGAGCATTCAAAAGATGAGATCAAACCAATTATAAGCCCAAGTGATTTATTGAAAATCGCTAGTGGTGAGTTGGTTTTGGTACCGAAAGATCAAATTAATAAACCAAGAAGAGCCGTAACCCTCACTTGCTCAGAACTTTTGGAAGCATTCCAGTTTGGTGCGCCAGATGGTGAAAGTGATGAAGATCAAATGGCTACTGAAATGACTATTGGATGGTTTGAAGATGGTCATAGTGGTAAAGGATACTATGCTTATTATTCAGATCTTCCCGAAGAAGGCGCAATAAAACTTGGTGAGGAGCAAAGTCATGACTAAATACGACTGGTCGAATGTGCCCTCAAGGATAAAATTCATTGCTACGGATAAGAATGGTATTAAATCTTATTTTGAATTAAAGCCTGAAATATTTTTAGAAGGTTGGATTGATGAAACTGACGATGGTTATTTTTCAATTAATCAAGATTCTGAGTTCAAAGGCAACTGGCAAGATTCACTAGAGGAGCGACCTCATGACTGA